CTCCCACGCCGTGAACGTGGCGTTGGTCGGCCGGGCGTAGAAGCGGGACTCGCGACCGGTGCCCTGCTTGTGTGAGTCGATCAGGCCAGTGATGAACGGCAGGCACTCGGCATACGTGCCGTAGATCGTGGCGTGCTCGGCGATCACGGACAGTGACCCGATGGTGATGAACTTGACCGGGCTGTCGGCGAGGTTCTTGTGGTAGGTGAGTTGATCGCGAATGATCCAGTCGACCGTCTTGTCGACGTACTTCGACCCACCGCCGCCCGTCCCGTTGGCGGCCTTCTCGGCGTTCTTCGGATCGTACCGCTCGTCGACGGCGGTCTGGAGCAGGCCGAGATAGTCGGTCCCGTAGAAGACCGCGCTGTCGGTGTCGGCATCGAAGTCGGTGATGATCCCGGCGAACAGCGTCCGGTAGCGGTCCCCGTGGTACTGCTCGACCGCGTAGTGGGTCTGGTGTGGCTCGATGTACGGGCAGTACGGGTGGAGCGCCGGAAGGCTGAAGTACAACTCCCCGCCGTTGTTCATGTAGGCACTCGCGCCGAGGTCCATCGGGTCGTCGACGTAGCCGATCAGCGCACCGGGTCCCCGGTTGGTGCCCATCAGGTACAGCGCGATCCGCACGGGCGCGTCGCGCGCGATCTGCGTGGTCAGGGTCACGGCACCCGGGTCGGGGTCGTAGTTCGTCGTCAGGACGAAGTCGGCGTAGTCCCAGAGCGACCACGCCCCGGTACTGTCCTGCATCCTGATCCGGTAGGTGTACGTCCCGGCCGTGATCGGCGATCCGCCGTACGGCCGGGCCACGACCTTGGCATCGACCTCGTCGGCAGCCGGGGTGGCGTTGCCCGTGTCCCAGATAATCAGCGCCGGGTCGCTGAACGACGCGTCAACGTGGGCCGCTACCGACCTCATCTGGAGTTGGAACTCCGCCAGCGGGTCGTTCTCCGAGTCGCTGTACTTCCCCCCGAACAGGCCCGCTGCCATCGTCGGGAGTGGCGCGAGGGCGGTCGCGACGACCGTCGGGGCCGAAGATGTGATCCGAAGGGCGCGGACTGCTGAGAATGCTCCCCACAAACCGGCCGGGTCCTTGGTCTGGGCCCTCCATTCGTAGTCGGTCTGCAACTTCAGCGCACCGGTTGCGAGCGTAAGCGGAACCGAGAAGCGTCCGGTCGCTGTTTCGTCCGAGCCTGCGGACTGGAGACTGGCTGGAAGAGTCCATGTGGCAGTCTTTCCAGCGTCCCCGGTCTGGTCCTTCAGCCACACCTCGATGTTCCGTGCGGCCATGGGGTCGAGATCGGGATCGCCATGCTGGCCGTCGAACGAGTCGCCGAACGACACGTTCGTGGTGGCCGGGGACAGGAGCACCGGGGCATCCGGCGCTCGGTTGACCGGGTCGTACGTGACCATCAGGTACGGGTCGTTGGCCGAGCCCGACTTGTCGTACGAGAAGAAGATCATCCGCTGCTCGTCGTGCGTCTCGTTGCCCGGGCTACGGACGAGCAGGCCACGGTCGGTGCCGCCACCACCGGGTGTCCCGTCGGGCATGAGGATGCCCTTGGGGACGATGGGCTTGAGCAGGTAGGTCACGTCGATGAAGACGATGGTGTTGTCGAACGGCAGGCCGGTGGTCGGGTTGATCGGGATGTCGTACTCGACCCCACCCGTGGACGCGGGCCACTCGTAGTCGCCGTTGGTCCAGTGGTTCTCGGTGGCCGTGCCGTCAGCGAACGTCTGGGTCAGGCGCTGGACCCTGACTCGAGCCTTGTTGCCGACACTGAAGTGGGTCGTGGACAGTTCGTTCTTGACCGCGAGTTCGATCTTCACGATCTGCTTCATGCCGGTCCAGTTGTGGGCGAACTGGATCAGCGAGCGATAGAGGTACTCCGACGTGCCCCGGCCGGTCGAGCCGACCAGCATATGGGTGTCGTCACCGCAGCCCTGATGGGACCCGGCCTTGTTGCGCCGGACCTGCTTCGAGCGGTTGGAGTTGAACCGTCGCTGGACGGCCATGTCAGGCGAAGGCCTCGCTCCAGAACAGGCGCGACCCCGCCGCCAGAGCAGCGCCCGTCCGCCAGTAGTGGAAGCCAGTCGAGAACGGGCGAGTCGGTGGGTTGATCGAGGCCGGGACCATCGGCTTGTGCTCCTTGGTGGCCCACGTCACCAAGTCCATCCGAAGCACCAAGGGCGCGGTGTTGACCCCACCGGAGGTGTCCTCGGTCATCAGCACACGGTCGTCGCCCATCCAGCGGTAGATCGTGTTCGCCTTGGCCTCGATCTTGATCGTCATGTCGATGCCGTTGAAGCCGGTGACCCGGAAGGTCCCGACCGGCGGGGCGGTCGCCCCGATCACCAACATGATGTTGAGCGGCGTCTCGTAGTCGCCCCGGTTGACCGCTGTGCCGGGCACGTTCGACGCACCGGCCGCACCGCTGATGTCGACGGTCTTGGCCGGGTCGATGTAGACCCGGGGGTCCTTGGCAAGGAGGGTGACCTGCCACGGGATCGCCGTCGGCCGAGCCGTGCTCGAGGCCATCTGGGTCTTGGCAATGGAGAAGCGGGGCGGTCGCGATGGGCGCACATTCATGTACAGCGGGATGTACCCGGCCGCCACGGGCGGGGGTCCGACGACGGCCGGGAAGGAGTCTTCGTCGAGGGTCAACTGGCTGAAGTGGAGCGGCAGGAAGCCGCGTGCACCCGGGTCGTCCTGATAGGCGCTCGTCGGACTGAGCACGGATCGGAGCACGTGGAGGAAGTCGAACATCTCGGCCAGCGACGTGGCGTAGATGCGCCCGCGCATATCGATGGACCGGCCGCCGAGGTACACGTCGGAGGCGTGCATACCGTCCGACCCGGCACGCTTCTCGACGTAGCCGACCGTCTCGATGACGGAGTAGTCGACCCCGTCGACCGACAGTCCGCGCAGGACCCGCCCGGTCTGCAGCGCCACCCCGTTCAGATCGACGCCGCGATAGAGGATGGACTCGTTGATGTCCATCAGGTCACCACATCTTGCGGACGGTGCGGATCAACCCTCGCTGCCTATCCCATTCCTGCTTGGCGTTACCCGACATCTGCATCATCTGGGTCGGGGACACATCGGAGTTGTTGGTCTGGCCCTGCCACTGCGCGAACAGCGAGCGGTTGTGGGCCAGCAGATCGAACCCGGCTGCCTTGGCGTAGGCCCGGACGCTGTACTCCTCCTCGGACGACAGCCCGACCTCGGGGCTCGGATCGCCGTCGACGGTGTAGGGGAGCGGGCGCGGGGCATAGCCGTGGACGCGGATCGTGTAGCTGCTGGCGTCGAACTGGCTGAGGTACCAGATCGGGAACTCCATCCGGCCACCGGTCGCCGTGCGCTTGAAGTCGATCCCGCCACTGCCCTGCCAGCCGTCGACGGGCTCGGTCACCGACTGCTCGTAGCCGTCCGAGTCCCGCCGGATCGTGGTCCGATAGGGGAGTTCGATGGGGATGTCGTAGACCATCTGGGTGACGACGCCCGTGTCGGGATCGGTCACCAGCACCAGTTCGTAGACCGTGTCGTTCGGCGCGACGCGGTTCAGGTCCGCGATCCCGCCACGAACGAAGTCCTCGATCTCCAAGGTCGAGAACACTTCCTGTTCCTGATCGGCGAGGTCCCGATAGACGCCGTCGACCAGCGCCGCCAATGTCGCCATCTCATCCCTCAGGTGCTACGTTCGAGGGTGGCGCCTCACCTGCACCACCCTCGAACCGGGTTAGACCTACGGGACGATGGTCGCCGCGTACATCTTGTAGCCCTGCGTGTTCGTCGAAGGGCCCATGGCCGGGGAGCCGTCGAAGGCGACGAGCGAGTAGCCCATCATCCCCTTCCAGCCCATGATCGCGCGCTGCGACAGCGGATCGGCATGGTCGCCACCGCGTCCGACACGGTAGGCCTCGATGGTCGACCAGTCGCCGCAGACGTACGCCTCCGGACCGAAGATCACGATCTTGTCCGGCGTACCAGCGTTGAGCCGGTTCGTCTCCAAGAACCGGACGCCCCGGAAGGAGCCGATCTCGCCATTGAGGATGGCGCTCGGGTCGGCGTACTTCTTGGTGTCGGTCCAGCCCAGTTCACCGACCTGCGACATGACCTTGGCGGCCGTCTCAGGGGTGATGAAGGCGTGGTAGTAGCCGTCGGAGAACTTCGGGACCAGCCGACGCTTGGCCTGCGTGACCGCTTCGACGATGCCCTGCGCGTAGCCCGTGGCCGCGATGGTCAGAGCGGGCGCCGTGTTGACCAGAGCGGCGAGGGTCGTCTCGACATAGTCGACGGCGTTCCACGCCAGCTTCTCGCTGGCCTTGGCGTACAGGTCGAACGGGCTGAAGATTTCCGCGAGATCGGTGATCGCGGTCGTCTTGCCCACCTGCTTGCCAGTGAACGAGAAGGTGTCGAAGAGCATCTTCTCAGTCTCGGGCGGAACGCCTTCCAGCAGTTCCACCGCTGCGCCGAGATCGGCAAAGCCGGTGTACACGAAGGCGTTCGTGCCCGGCACGTGGGTCGCCCTCAGGTAGCCGTTGCCGCTCTGCGCGAAGATCGCCTCGGTGTGCAGCGCGTCGATGGTGTTGCGCACCACCAGCGCGGTTACGACCTTGGCGAAGTCGACGTTCAACTGGCCCGAAGAGAACGCCACACCCGCAGTACCTGCGGCGAGCGTGCCTTCGTTCGACGGGATGATCGGTACGGTGCCCGGCCCGGTCTGGATCAGACCTCCGGCTTGGTTCCCACCGGTAAACGCCATCAGGCGAACCCCTCTCGGTTAGATGGACCCCTCCTTCAGCGCCTCCTGATAGGCCGGAGCCATCCTGCGGAGGTCTGAGAGGAGTTCGTCCTTGGACTTCTCTTGGAGCGGCTTCGGACCCTGACCGGGAAGCCCCGGAGCGCCACGACGAGCCGCGTTTGGATCGACCATCAGCGGAGCACCGGCAGGGCCACCGTTGTCGTACGACGCCTCGATGGCGGCGATCTTCTCCGGCGGCAGTTGCACGATGGCATCGCCAAGAACAGCGGCTGCCATCGGGTACTGGGACTTCAGCGACTCGGCCTGACGGGCCGCGCGCTCCTGCGCGAGTTCCGCTTGCAGTTCCCTAACCCTCGCAGCCTCGGGGCTCTCACCCTCAATCGGCGCGACGGGGGCTCGCTGCATGGCTTCCATCTGAGCCCGCAGGGCTGCCGTCTCGGCGTTGTGGGCGCGATCCCTTGCGCTGAAGCGGTTCCTCCAGAAGGCTTCGACCTCCTCGACGGACTTGGGCTGCTGCTCGACGGCGTCACCCGTGGAGTCGGCTGTGCCCTCACCCGTGGAGTCGGGCTGGCGTTCTTCGGTCACCTTGTCCTCCTACTGTGATCGCGCCACCCATGTGGCGTCAAGGGTCACCATCATGTCACTTCCCCAGCGTTTGCTGTAACTGTGTAGAAGCATTCGACAGCCGCGTCTGGATCGGGACCGCCCCGGCGGGCGTGATCTCCAGCCCGGCCGGACTCAGCCCACCGGCCCCGGTGGTGGGTGCGCCGCTGAACATCGGCGAGTCCACGATCTTCGCCGTCTTCGACAGCCAGTCGGCCGTGGCCGCCGGACCGTAGGCGTACATCAGGGTGTCCTTGCCCAGCTTCGCCACGTCGAACGACGGCACTTCCTCACCTCGAGCAGCCGCGTCCTGAGCCTCCAGCCCGTACTCGGCGATCCGGCGCTGCCACAGGCTGAAGTTGGCCGGGATGTCCCACGGCGTGGCGGGCATGAACATATTCAGGTTGGTGAAAATCTGCTGGTTCTTGGGGTCGTTCATCTGGGCCGAGAACTGCGGATCGGTGTCCTTCTGGAGTTCGACCGCGTTCTGCGCCCGCTGGGCGTTGACGAAGCCCATGAACGGCGAGCCGTGCAGGCCGTACTCGCCCTCGGGCAGGGTCTTGCCCATCTTGGTCGCAACCTTCTGGAGGCCC